GAAATCAATTACAGTAGTTTTATCTTTATTAACATTAATTGTTCTTGCTTTACCAAGATATTGGGAATACTGAGCAACAGGAATTTTATCAAGTTTCAATCCTTTTTCTTTACTAATAACTTGACCGCCCGTTACAGTAGCTAAATCTTCTAGAGCCATTGTTCTACGTTCGCCAAAATCTGGTGCCTTAACAGCAATAACTTTAACGATACCTCTTGCTTTGTTAACGATTAATGTAGCTAATGCTTCACCATCAATATCTTCTGCAACAATTAATAATGATTTATTTTCAGCGCTTACTTTTTGCAATACTGGAAGTAATTCTGCAGCTGTTGTAACTCTACCATCATAAAGTAACACATAAGCATCATCAATGATAGCTGACATTGTATTATTGTCAGTAATAAAATAAGGTGATTTATAACCACGTTCAAATTGCATACCTTCAACAACTTCAAGTGATGTTTCACCTGATTTGCTTTCTTCAATTGCAACTACACCTTCACGACCTACTTTTTCAAGAGCAGTAGCAATCAAATTACCAATTTCTTCGTCGTTGTTACCTGAAATGGTTGCTACGGCTTTAATATGTTTTTCATCATTGATATCAAGAGCAAGTTTCTTAAGTTCTTCAACTACTAACTTCACTGCTTTATCAATACCTTTTTTTACTTCTACTGGATTAGAACCTTGACCTAATAATTTAAGTCCTTCTTCTACCATTGTAGTAGCTAATAATGTTGATGTTGTTGTACCATCACCAGCTTCATTTGCTGATTTAATACTTACTTGTTTTACAAGTTGGGCTCCTAAATCTTCTATTGGGTCTTCTAATTCAGAGAATGCTTTAGCAACTGTAACACCATCTTTTGTTACTTTAAGTTCACCACTTGCATCTTTAATTAAAACTGTTCTACCACCTGGACCTAAAGTGGAAGAAACACTGTTATTCAACTTTTGAATACCAGCGAGTAATTTATTTTTTAAATCAATTCCGTACGATGTTTCTACCATGTTATTAGTTTTTAATAATTCCTAAAATATCATTTTCTTTACAAATAAAGTAATCTTGTCCTTCAACGCTAATTTTCATTGCGCCAAGTTTTGGAATAAGTACTTTATCTCCTACTTTTAATTCTGTTTGTTTCCAAACACCTTGATTCCAGTTAAAAGTATCGCTTACTGCAGCTACTTCTCCTATTTCGGGTCTCTCTTTTCCCAAATCAGGGATAATAATGTTTCCTACCATCTGTTCTATTTCTTCTACAGGGGTGAGGATAATGTGTCCATTTAAGGGTTGTATCATAATTTTTCGTTTTTTTAAATATAAGTAAAATAATTCAGGTAACCAAAGAGGGCGCTAACTCTTGATTACTTAATAGCCAACGCTTTAGGTTTGGCTTGTTCCGCGAATGGAATAGAAATTAATAATAAACCGTTATCCATTTGAGCATCGCCATTTTGAAGATCAAAACGCGATGAAATTTTATAACCTAGATTAAATGAACGACGAGCAATACCCTTATGGATATAGTTAGTTACGTCGATTTCATTTTCTCCATCTTTTTCATATGTAATTCGTAAGATATCTCCTTCGATGTTAATGTTAACATCTTCTTTAGATAATCCAGTGCATGCAATTTCAAAATGCAAGCCTTCTTTTGTTTCGTAAATGTCTACGGGGTGTGAAATTTTGGTCTCCAGTGCTGGAGCAAAAAATGAGTCGTTGTTGAAGAAATTCTTGAACAAGACATCGAATGGGTCTGTGTGTGTTTTCAATAGTGTCATAATAAACCTCCTAAGATAGTTTTTTAAATTGTTAAAAATAAAACCTGGTTAGCGCCCTAAGGTCATCCATAAATATATTAATTGTTATTTCTCGCAACAAAATATGTAACAGAGATTGAATCTTCTTCAAAAGTAATTTTAGATAATCCCTGATTACTAACGTATACTGTTCCTTTACCTTCTTTATTTGCTGAAAATATTTCTTTAAATATGTTGGCTGGAAATGGTATAGGGTCAGTACTCATAATAAATTCACCTATTTCTTTGAATTTAATTTTATTAGCATGTTGTTCAGCAGCACCCATTACTATTTCAACTTCTTTACTTTCTGGTGTTAAATGTGCTTGCATTGTAAACCTAGGGTTCTTATCAAGTGCGGCATATGATTTGATAAATTTAGTTATAAATTCATTATTAATATCAAATTCAAAATCATAGCTAATTGGTTCCTCAATAGTTGCTACTGAAGGAATAATTGATGAATCGCTTAAATGATATGACAAATCATATTGATTATCTGCTATATTCAATTTTATAGGTGTTAGTTGTTTACTTTCAACTTTTAACTCAATAAAATCATTAGTAATAGATAATAAACTAAGTAACTGCGATGTATTGAATATACATAACTCACTATCATCAATATCAATGTTATTACAAGTAATTTTAGTAATAGCATTTTTAGTTGTTAATACGGCATTAATGGTTAATTCTTTATCCTTAATATTCCATTTGACTGATTCGCACAACCCATTTAGGTAGTACTTATCGATAACGCTTTGTAGTATTTCTTTATTCATATTATTTCCAGAGTATTTGAATTAAAACTATTAAACTTCCTAAACCTAAACAAATAAGTGTTTTTAATGTAAATGGTTCTTTAAATAACCAATGTGACATAAGACCAAACACTACTACCCCAATACCAAATCCTATTAAACGTGACGGCCATATTTGTCCATCATATGCTGTTACGAAATGTTTTACAGATATCATAAACAAGTATGAAATGGGTAAACCCAACAATACAACGAACCATGTATTGTTTTTTAATATACTATACTTCATTTGTCCTTGCAATTGCATGAACGTTATCACTTGAGCGATTAGCCCGTAAATAAATCCTTTTAATAAATCCATAATGTGAATATACGACCGCTTTAGCTAATAACAAAAAATTTGTTGGCATACTCGTTAAGAGATGGAAAAGACCATTTTAAGTCATCATACACGCCCTGTAGTTTGTTTAGGAACGTTGAGTCGAATGTTTTTTCTTTATCAACATACTTCTCGATGAACTCCATTATTTCTGGGGGGTCGTCAACCCCGTAGAATCCTATACAATCAAGACGATATGGATTATCTTTTAAATACACATAGTATATTTTTTCAAATTCCTTAATTGTTGGATATTTTTTATCTAATTTCTTAAATCGTAATAAATCGTTATAGTAAATAGCTGCTTTAGTATTAATTGGAGCTTTGGATTTTAAGTCACTAAATATCTTAGATGCTGTAGGTCCACGCTCAATATATTCTCTAATTTTTTTAACTCCAGTTGGTTTAGCAATTTCAACTATTTTTCGGCCAGCAATACTTTTCTTAAAGGATGATATTAGTAAATCAATTTCTTTTTTTTGTTTACCAAACATAATTTGTTGAATTAAGTTCTCACCAAACTTTCTAAATAATGGAGGGAAATTTGATTTCATCAAATCTAATCCTTTGATATCTAATTCTTCTGTTGTGACACCCTCTTTATTAATAATATACTGGGCATAACGTCTTTTACCTGCGAAATACCCTCTTTCAAGTATCACTTCTTGTTTTAATTCAAAATAATGATCATCCTGAATGTTAAATAAATCACGAACGTGTTTATTAAGGTACTTATTGATTTGTTTTTGATAATCACTTGCTATTTCTAATATTTTAGCAATACGAGCATCTCTATCACTAACATCTAAATCAGGCCATCTATGTCTAACAACATCACCCACTCTAATAAACATTGAATCGGTATCACTTGTAATTACATAATCAACATCTTCAGTTCCAATTTCAGAATTAATCATTCGATTCATTTCTATAATTGACTCTTTAATCAATCGCTGTCCTGTTAATGTAATGGCGTTTGAAATGACTTTATATCCGTCTGTATATCTCCATCCATTTTGAGCGAAACACCCGTAAACGTCATTTAACTTAATTTTAAACGCATGTTGTCGTTTATTATAAAACTCACCTAATACAGGATCCTTTTTTACTTTATAAGCATCCTTCATCATGTTTTTATATTCAACACGTTTATCAAACCAATCTGATAATACATCACAAACAACACTTCGTTTATCACTCCTAAATAATCCACCACTGGCAGCAATAGTTAATTTATTTTTTTCAATCATTTCAATTAACTTACCTGCTGTGATTTGAGTTACTTGGCGTTTGGGATTTTCAATGGTTATTTTCTCACTTGGTCTAAGTGCTTTTAAATCTAATAAAGTCCAATTGCTATCATATTTGTCTCTTATTTTAACATTACCTATTAATGTTTCTACTCCCATATTTAATGAACGAATAATAGATGGGTATAGTGAGGTAAAGTCAAGATCAATTACATCGCTATATAAACCAGGAATAGGATCTTTTAAATAACCACCAGCATATTCATCCCCAATCGTTAATCGCAATTCGGGGTTCATTGTTGTTGGTTTGTTGTTTGAAACAATACCCTGACGTTTTAGATAAGTCAAGATAGCTCCTTCATTTAACATTGTTGACCAATAGATATTCTCATAAGGTACATGACATAAATGACAAATGTTAAGCGTTAATTCTATAAATTGAAGTTTTTTATCTAATTCAATTAGAATTTCAACGTCACGAATGTTATAATCAATGAATTTAGCTTTATCTTCTTTAAATAATTTATCTAAACTAACTTCGTATTTGATTTTACCTAAATTAACATATTTTTCTCCAATATCACCTAATTTATAAGATGGTTCTTGTTTAGTAATATATTTTTTAAATAAATTAAAGTAATCTAAATGATTTATACCAGCTAAGTCAAGATAATCTTTAGTTAGTTTTTGTGTTTCAACAGTAGCAACAGAACCATATTTACTAAGATTTCCAATTATTCCTAATGGAGATAATCGTTTTGCTGTGTTGTGATCAAACACTTTCAGCATTCTAAAATATAAATAAGGAATATCGAAGAACTCACTATTCCATCCTACAACAATTGTAGGTTCAAGTTCTTCCCATTTGTCTAAGAATTTTAACAACAATTCTTTTTCAGTATAGCACGCAATAATGCTTTTACTGTTTTCTTCAAACGATTCCATAGATTTGGATTCATCAAGAATATAACAAATTGTTTGTTGAGTGGATTTATCATACAAGGCGATTGAAGTGATTTTAGTAGGAGAATTTTTAATATTCTCAGGAGTTAAGGCACCACCAATTTCACACTCAATATCTAAAAATACTATGTTATGCCATTTAGGTGGCTCGTCTTCATGTAAATAACTTTCTATTAATACTCGTGTTTCATTAGGAATATCAATTTCGTAATTATCTTTTGAATAACGATCTGTTGGGGATACACATTTACCATCTACTGTTTTAAATTCGCCATTAGGATTTAACTTATAATAAGTTGGTTTGTAGTCAAAATGGAGCCAGCCCTCATTGTCATCTTTAAGATGAACAGTTTTAGCATAATTCTCCCCTTGCTGAATGTAAATTGCTTGATACATAACGTAAATTTATGCTAATTGATTTAAAATACCAAGATTATCCGTAATTACAGTTCTTGGTTTTCAATTAAGCCTTTTGCTTTTTCATAGGACATATTATATACCTTTTTACGGCGTTGTCCTGTAGTAATTTCTAATTCACTACATAAAGCTAAAAAATCATTTATTTCTCTTTGATTAGCGGGGATTTTAGAAGCACCAACTAATGATATCATTTTAGAACGTGATATGGTTGGGTCCTGTTCTTTTTTTCTACCATTTTGGTAGAATAATTTGAGTAAGCGGATATTTAATTCTAATTGTTTATACTTAGGAGTATTCATTATAGTCTTCATTTCGTCATATGAAGTCCAAGTATAATAAGCATCAAAGGCTACACCAATTAAAATAATTAATTCTAAGAAGAATACCATTACAGCAAATGCTAAGCTATTTTCTTCAATTTTGGAAGTTTGGGTTTGTGTCTTAGACTCCACCTTCTGCTCTGCTTCTTTGATCTTAGCATCCTTCGCCACCTGTAAGACGTTAACAATCGAATCACGGTAGACTTTTTCGGATCTGGTTCTTGCAGATTGATTTCTATAATATAAAATTTCTTTATCATAGTATTTTCCTATTGAATCTACTTTATTAGATAATGTTGAATCTGATTTAGTAACAATGGTTTCTGAAGTGTCAATTAATCTATGAGCACCATTAAGTGATAGGTAAAATGAACCTGCTACTAAAACTAATGATACTAAAGTTCCTAATAGTATATTAAGGGTAAATTTACGTAAACGTAAAATAGTAGAAGTAAGTTGTTCAAACGCAAAGCGCTTAAACAACTCATAACCTACCATAAACAGAATAATGAATATTGAAAAAAATACTCCTTGTCCTGTAAATAATGTTGGAATACTATTTGTTACATTCTTAATAAAGAAATAACTAAATAATATTAAAAATATATTCCCTAAAAATGAAAAATAATAAAGTGTCTTACTTAAAGAATTAAAATTATTCTCAAAGTTAAAAGTTTCTAAATTATTTTTTAGTTTAAAAAATTTGTCTAAATTCATATGTTTAAATTTTATCTAAAACCTCAATCGCTTCTATTTTCATAAAGTAGTTTAATGATTGAGCAATTGGATGGTCTTCAGTAACATATACTTTTTCTTCTTTATTGTATCTTACTAATTCACCATCCACTTGGATAGAAAGATTTCTTTTTATTACAAAAGTAGCAGGTAACGGAACTAGAGAAATATTTTCTCTTTTTGTAAAGGGAACTAATTCATTTAGTTTTTCTCTACGTCTATTACATCCACAATCTTCTGCTCCTAACGCTTTAGCTACTTTATCAGCAACTACGTCCAATCCAGTAGCATGGGTGAACTTTGCTATAGTATCACCTAGTCCTTGAGATTGTTGTTTAGGGTCAAATCCTTCCATTGTTTTGATATAAATATATATTATCCTTGTCTTTGTTTGTCATTCTGCCACTGACCATCATATAGTTCAGCAGGATCACATTCATGGAAATATATTTGCGCTACTCTAGCGTCTTCTTCAATAAAAATGGTTTCAGTTACTAACATAATTGTTCCCATATTATCTGTTTCAAAACCAGGATCAAATACTGGAGAATTAATTAATGTTCCGTTTCTCCACATTGATGAACGTTGCTTAATAAATGCTACACGATTAGCTGGTATTTTACAACCTTCATTAAATGTAATATCATAAGTACCTTCATACAATAACCAACCTGTTCTACCATCTACATTTAGTTTTTCAATGGGGGTATAGTCAGCTAATTCTGTTTTTTCTTTTAATACTTTACCTATTTTACCTGTTTTTTCTAATGTTTCAGGATCAATTTGAGGATTATATCCTACTTTATTTACTGCTTTTAGAGTAATATCAAAACCAACTTGTGCTGGTTTGCCCTTAGCATTATCTAATTTAAGGAGTCCTTCTCCTAATATTTGTTTTACGTTTAACATATTTTTATTTTATAATTCTTCTACAATACCTAATACTTCGGCTAATATAAATAAAACTCCTGACACAGCCAACTTTCCAAATATAAGAGCAAATCCCGCTCCAAATCTAAGGAAGGATTTAGCTAGGCTAATATAAAAGTGCCAGTTTGTTTTTGATTCTTTTTGTTGCATGTTAAAATTTTGTTCCATTTACTTCAATGGCGTGTAAGAATTCTTCTCTAATTAAATTGTCTTTCTCCATAAACACACCACTGAATTTGTTTGTAGTCATTACAGAACCATGTTTAATACCTCTATGTGAGCAACAAGTGTGCTTACAAGCAATACTAACTGCTACTGACTCACATATCATTTTATCAGCAATATAATCGTGAATTTGTGTTGTTAATGATTCTTGCATTTGTGGTCTACGTCCAAACCATTCAACAATACGATTTAATTTAGATAAGCCAATAACGTTTTCTGCTGGTACATAAGCTACTGTAGCATAACCTGTAAATGCTAAATTGTGGTGAGCACACATACTAACAATAGGAATACCTGATTGAATTACTAATCCATCATATCCTTCATCGTTAGGGAATACCGTAATGTTTGGTTCATCACTAACTGATCCTACAATTAAGTCTTTTAACCATGCTTTAGCTACACGACGAGGTGTATCTACTGTTTGTCTATCCGCTGTGTAGTCAAATCCTACTGCATTAAGGAAATTTCCGTATGCTTTAGCTGCTTTATCAATCATTTGCTCAATCTCTTTTGGTGTACGAGCTAAACTACCATTTGATTTTTTTAATAATTCCATATTATTCTTTTTCTTGTTTATCTCTAAATTTACTAAATTCTTTTTCAAGTTCCAAATGTTTTATAGCAATTGTTGAAGCTAATATTCCTATTTGTTCCCAAATTCTTTGGATTTCTTTATTTTGAATGACTACATCATCGTTTACTTTATCTATTTTACGCATCAGATATATTTGCATCAATGACACAAAAATAAAGATACCAAAATACATGTGTTCTAGTGTTATTGTAAATTGCATATTATTTAAATATTGCTTTAGCTGCTTCATACAGAAAGGTCATTGCCCAATACATAATGAATATAAACAAACTAACTCCAACTATTTTAATAGCTAATTCTAAAAATTTTACTAATTTATTTTCCATATTATACATTTAATGTTTTATTCCAAGCGGCAATGTGTAATCTTGTTAAACCACGGAAACGATATTTTTTAGCCATTTCTAAACAGAATTGAGTACGCTCTTCAAAATCTTCAGCATCATCTAAACCTGGCATGCAAACAACATTTTTAAGTGGGATTTTAAACGGTTCTACAAAGTCACGGAATAATTCTTGTACATCTTCTTCTGTGCTAATAACGAACTTAAATTGGTAGTTTTTATGTTCCATAATACGAGTAATAGCCTCAGGAACAATACGTTGTTTTTCAGTCATACCTGAATTGGATAATTTAGGCGAACAATTGATTTGATCAATCATTGTAAATAACTTAGTATCAATATAGTTGGTTCCATTAGTTTCAATTTCATAATAAGGATGGAAAGAATTATCAATATACTTAGATAACCAATGATTAGTAAAGTTAACAATTGCTTCTTGATGTCCTTTAATTGTTGGCTCACCACCAGTCCAAATAACATGAACTAAACCATTTAAAATGTCAAAGTATACACCTTCATCTTTCCAACGTTTGATTAGGTAATCAAATTCTTTGTTTTCGCCTCTCCATAACCATTGGCTTGTTGAGTCACAAGTCCAAGTTGCTTTACCTTCAGCATGCAAATCACCAACGAATATTTCACCGTCCTCTAGTAATTGGGCTTTAGCTAAAGCATTAGTATATGCACGAGACATACCACACGTCAGGTTACAAATACCTAAACGAACGAAGTATGATGGAATACCAGATGAAATACCTTCACCTTGGATACTATAAAAATCGCTACTAATAAGTAGCTTACTTGAATCTATTTTACTCATAAATTATATATTTGTTCTTTTATGTTCTGATAATACTTTTTCTACATGAGCCTTAGCTACTTCCCAACTTACAGGACCTGTTTCATCAGCATATGCTACTGGATCAGGACGTCCTAATTTGATAAATGCTTCAATACGCTCTACTGATGCTGCTGATTTGTAATCACTAAACCATCCTTCATAACCCCTTCCATTATCTAGATTAACTGTATGTAACATTGGTTTATAAGATGTATTTGTACGCTTATATACTTCATCAAAGCTAATACCCAATTGAGAACAACAAACTAAACCATCTTGTAAAATACCAAATTTATCAGTATGTAAATAAGGAGTATAGTGTGATACTAGGTCAGCATTCCAGTTACCAATAATGAAAGCATCAAAATCAGCATCTCTAAACTCTTGACGACAATCAGGGTAGATAGCATGATCACCTGCGTGGATACCCATCGCAATAACTACTTCTTGACCAATAGTACAATCATCAGTAATAGGTTTAGTTGCAATTGATAATGCCACAGCTTGAATTAATGAAGCAAAAATCTTATTACGATTAGGAACAACTGTTTCTTTCATATTGTCTTGCTCGTAGTGTCCTTCTGGGACATCTTGTCCACCAGTTACCAACGCTGAATTTAGCAATTGAGATAAACCATCTAATTTGATAATTTGATGTTTTACTTTGTGATATGGTATATTTTCTGCTTCAGAATCATAACCATCGTTAAGATACTGTACTAATGATGTAGCACGCTCTAATTCTACTTTGTGTTTTTGACCATAGTCAAAACCTAATGCTGTTACTTCGTAGCCATTGGCTAACAGGTGTAACAATAATGAACTACTGTCCATTCCACCTGACAAACTTAAAACTGCTTGTTTTCTCATTTTAATTTAAAATTAGTTAAGACTGTATTTATTTTTCTACCGCTTACGTCTTGTTCAAGCGACTTGCGCAAATTATCACGCTTAATAATATTGTTTCTAAGTAAGTATTGATCATATTGATAATCTAAATCAACATCCTGATCAACACCACGATTATTATTCATAATGTCAATGAATATTTCCTTCATTTTTCCCATAAAATATTATTTAATGTAACTTTTAAATTTGTTTACATTAAAGGTAATATCTTCTATTTGCTCTTCCAAGTTCATTTCGAAATAATGTTCTAATTTATTCGCTGGTTTGAAATTAATTCCACTATCGGTGTAACGAACACCCTCAGCTCCGACTAATATTGGATTAGATGTATCTACTGATTTGATAAATTTCCAATCTTTATAAGCCATAAACTCTTGAGGTAATGAACAACCAAGTAAATGATGATAAAGAGTAGGTCTAATTACACTACGTTCAACTAATCGTCTAATAAATTCCATTCTACCATACATTGATGCTTTTAAAGGTTGAATACCTGAAAATGTTGGATACATTTCTTGATAAGCACAACTTGAGTGGTTAAAAGCAATATGTGTATAACCTAAATCAACTAACGTTTGGTATGTTATAATTAATTCTCCTAAATCTTCTCCTTGACATACAGCCATTAAATTAACACCTTCTGGGAGATGTTGTTTATAATTAATCATCCAACTTTTAGCATTTCTAATTGTTGTTGTAGAATCATTCCATTCATCCGGAACAATAAAAACATCAGGACGAACTAAATGGATTTTTTCAATTAAATCTTCTGTTGTATGAGTTACTCCTTCAAACAAACCATTATCCATAATAATAAAGCGTTTATCTGAACGGGATTGTTCAAAAAATGTTCTGTATTGAATGTATTTATCAATTAAATGAGGAAGACAATAATCATAGTCATTCCATTGATATGCGTTTTGCATTAAGCTAAGAGGTAACTCATGACTTACTTTCATACTTATGTAATTTTTTAGTTAATTTATCTATACGGATTTGACAATACCATTTTCCCATATTACTGGAGGCATTTTTATAATTTTCTTTCCAATGTTTTATTTCTTCTAAAATAGGAGCATTAGCTTTATTAAGTATATCAATGTCATAGTAACTATTGTTTTCTAACATTGGGTCTTCGTTCATATTTTTATCCATTTGCTATCTGAATTGAGTTTAAAAGTTGCTACGTGTTTCATTTTCCAATTACTAGGTTCTATTATCGATATAAATAAGCTTTCATCATCTCTTATATATAAATGATATACACGTCCTACTACTGGTTGGAAATTATATTGGACTTTACTATATATAAGTTCATTCCAGTTATATTCATTTACAAGTTTTTCAGCTTCTGCCTTTAATTCTTCATATTTCGCTCTAAACTGGGCATTTACTTCTTCTACTTTATTTTGTCGCCAAGTAGAAACATCATTTGATTTGATTACCGGAGCACCATGGTTACTTCCATAAGTTAACTCACGGGCATAGTATCCTTTTTCTTCACTCCATACAACTAGATCAGAAATCTTTTTTTTCTTTTTACTCACTGTATATAGCGCTGTTTCTTTCGTTCTCAAAAAATTCTACTTGTACTATTCTAACTCGACCATTTGTTTCTTCTTGTACAAATGTATTTAGTTTTCCATAGATAAATTTAGCGAATTGTTCTGCACCAACAGGACCTTCTAATAGTCTAAGTTGAACAATACCTTTCTTGTCCATTTCCTTAAATAATTCTACCTCAGGATCATCTGGTGCTATAATAGTAGTATGGTCGAACATGTAGTCCATCCATTGCTTAGCATTCATACCATCAATAGTTGTTTTTGCTCGTTTCATTCCTCCAAAATCCCAAACCCAATTTCTGTGGTCTAATTCTCCTTCAAATGTTACTCTAAATTCAATGTCATACCCATGTAAGAACTTACAATGTGTTCCCTCAGCAGCCCATTGACGAAAGACAGTACTAAAACCATTAAATAGTTTTGTTGATTGAAATTTACTCATATGTTGTTTTTTTAGGTCTACCTCTTTTTTTCCCAAAATTGTTAAAATTAGGTACTGGTTGAGGTTTATTTTGATATTTTTCTTGTAATTGAATATACAACTCCTCTAGTGTACCCTCAAAATCAGTTGCAATTTCTTCTACTGTCTCTTTAGATAATCTAAGTGTTCGTTTACATTCTTTATAAAATCCTCCTAAACGTTCAGGTTCGTCTTTTTCAAAATCCTTCATTAAACGTCTATGACGTTCTCTAAATAATGTTTGTGCTTCATGTCGTGAAGAGGGATGGGCAATATGTCCTGTTTTTTCTTCCATTTCTAATAAAGCATATTGTGCTTGCCAATAATAATGAGAAAAATCAAAATCACCATTACGAATCTTATCTACTGAGTAAGCGTGTTTAGATAATTCTTTTTGTTTGGGTCTAAATTTTCTCCACCAAAAAAATTGGTTATAGTTGAGGCGTTGTAACTTATTTACTTCCTGTAGAATTGTTTCTTTGCTGTGTGTAATTGACATAACCTATTTATTTGATGTAAATTTAAGTATCTTTTCTGAGATAACCACCCCTCCTTTGGTATGTTTTGGTTCGTACGGACAATGTCGACACTGATTACCACAACACTGGCCGCGTCTAATGTGAGCGAGCGCTGTGAATATCACGCGCTCGCCTTCTATATAGTAATCAACTTTATTTGTGAGTTCTTTACTCATATTACACTATTTCACAAGCGCCTCCAGCACACGCTGCTTGGTCCATTAACGCTGTATCATCTGTATATTCAACAATTTTACTTAAATCAATATTGTGTAAATGTGTAGCCATTTCATTAAATTGTTCTTCTGTAATGTCTTCAAATGGAGCTTGTTTATATGTTCCTCCAAAATAAGGTAATACTGATAAACCATTAAATGTTTCTTTATTATCCCACATCCATTTACCTACTTTTTCCCATTCATTTTCTTGAATTGATACTGTAGCAGATACATTGTTTGTGTTTGCACCTTTACGATGTCCTTTTTTAACCCATTGCGTATTAAATTTCTTAACACGTTCAAGCATATCCATTACATCTTCAGTTCTTAAAATAGAACCTACTGGTGCTTTTTGTGGTACTGAAATTACTGCTTGGATTGTTGGTTTGAAAAAATCATCTTCAACTAGTTCTGGGTGATTAATAGCTAAGTGAGAATATATAGCTTCATTTTTACCTACACGAATACGTCTAATGTAAAAATCGTTATGCCAAGCATGAATACCACTTGATGTACCTAATACTAATGATGAAGTACCTGATGGTTTAACTGTTGTTACACGAGCTGCTTTGTTAATACCAATTAATTCAGCTACTCTTGCGTTTTCAATTTTAGCTAAATCAGCTGCTTTCTTTAAGTCATAAGCTAATATAGTTCCAGAACCAATACCTGTCATACCAACACCTAATAAAGCATCTTTTTCAGTTGTTTTTCTCCAAATATCTCTTAAGTAATGGAAATCAGTATAACCAGCTTGTAATGTACCAATGAAAGCACCCACACGTACTCTTTCGTTTAAATCTTCTTGTGATTCAACATTTGAAACGTTTACTTCACACAAGTTACAGAACTGATAAGAACGTAAAGCGATTTCGCAACATGGGTTTGTACCCCAATCTTTATCATTTGAAAAGTAAATTCCAGGTTCGCCTGAATTGCTTAATTCTATTTTTTTCCATAATTTAAAGAATTCTTCTTCATCAATTTTATGACGAATAACAACTGCAGAGTTATTTGCTCTACCACGTTGTGGATTCTCTTCCCACCAATTACCAAACTTACATGTTAACATTTCTTCATCATCCAAGTTGAATAATGAAATTAACGCGGCACGTCTAATACCACCACTTAATACTGCATCAGCAATATGGCAAGCCATATCATGGGCATCTAATGGAGTTATTCTATCGCCATTTTTCTTTCTGTCAAGTACTTTTTGTAAGTTAAATAAACATTCTTTTAATGGTTCGGGACCAGGTGCTTTACCACCTACAGTGATTAACTGAGCACCTTTTGGTCTAATATCTCTAAAATCAAATAAAGGCAACGGAGCACCTGTAAAATATGCTTTACAAAGCATTCTTACAGCATCAGCCCATCCTTCAATAGAATCACCAATTAAATATCTTTTCGATTTAATAGGAATTTTAATTTCAGGTAATTGTTCAATATGATGTCTTTGAACACTATATCCAACTCCACATCCACTCAACAATAAAAACATTATTTCACTGAATGAACGCCAATCATCAATAGGTAAAAAAGAGCAATTAAATATACGAGCATTATTAAGTTCAATGGGTTTACCCGCAAACTGTAAGCTACGCATTGATGGTAATACTTTTTTATCGTAGACCAATTTATAAGCTTCTTCGATTTCATTTTGTAATTGAGGAAATTTTGTTTGATGCATTTCCTTATTTCTTGTTACTAATTCTTCCCATGTTTCTCTTCTGTTCAGTGTGGGAACAAACTTTGCATACTTCATGTATGTAGTTATGTCACTGAGAATGCCTTGCGTTACGTCCATTTTGTTGTGAATGTTTAAAAATTGTTATCTGCCTTATGTTTATAATAATTCCTTAATAGCCTGAATATAGGCTGATTTGGGTTTTGCTCCTATAATTTTATTTATTACTTCTCCATTTCTTTCAATTATAACAGCAGGAATGCTTGTTATTGAATAAGCTTGAGCCATAGCTTGATTTGTATCTACATCGATATCTATATAATTAACTCCGGATATTTCTCCCTTTATTTGTTCGAAAACAGGAGATAATGCCTTACACGGACCGCACCATGCAGCCGAGAATTTAAGAACCTTTACCATAATATTTTTGATTTGTGAACATAAATATATTATATACTATGATTCCATTTTAAGCTTTAAAAAATTACTTAGATGTTTTTTTTCGTCTGTACTTACTCCTCCATTAAAAGGAGTATTTGTAGGTCTTGAGGAAGGATTATCCATTCCGTCTTCATCCATTGGTTCTTCATCTAACTCAATATGACCTGTGGATGTATCTATTTTAGCAAAATATGTTGAACCATCCATCCCATAACGATTTTTCATTATATGAAAACGACCTGTTCCATTTACTTTATCCTGACGTTTTCTTGACAATGACATTGCAAAATCAGTAATCATAATTTTATCATATGAACCTGCTGCTTTGTCACCTTCAATCACATCATCTTTAGCACCGGCTCTATTAACTTGAGATACTGACCAAATAGGAACATTTAATTCACGAGCTAAACCTTTTGTAGCTAAGTATATATCATCAATTTCTTCCTTGCGTTCTTTGCTATTACGTTTAGAACGAAGTAAATCTACATAATCAATTAAAACTAAATCCGGTTTGTTATCTAAATCTGTTAGTTTTTGTATGTGTGATTGGATTGTTGTTATAGTTGCTTTTCCTGGTGGATATTCTTTGATGGTAAGGGTACCTGGTAATTCAGCTATTGCTTTTTCTACGTCCGCTCTAAAGCTACTAATTACATTAACTGCTTTATTGGCGAAATAAGCATCATATCGTTTACCAACATAACCCTCACTTAATTCTAAAGTGTAGTGAACTACATTATAGCCTAATCTTACAGCCCAAGCACCTAAGGCAACTAAAGTCCATGACTTTCCACCTCCAGGATTACCAAATATTAATCCAAAATCTCCATTACCTAAACCACCAGATAATAAATCATTAACTAAATCCCAAGGAGTGGGTACGGTTCCACGCACTTCATCTCTATATCGGGTTTCAATATCTTTATTATATTCGTGACCTATGTTTTTATCTTGACCCGCCTTTAAAGCATTATCAACAATAGTTCTAATATCATCATACATTCCCGACTGTAGGAGATCCACAGACTGGAGCAACGCTGATTTAAGTTGTTGGTTCTTGCAAAAATTACTAAATTCTTCTTCCACATATTCATTGTCATCATTGGCAACCTTGAATGTTTCTTTTAACTGCTCAACAACAGTAGTTTTCAAGACATCATTTTCAATTTTTTTTACTTCTACTTGTAGTGTTTCTAAAGTAGGTGTTGCATGATACTTATCAAAATAAGATAAGGTTGTTTTAATTATCCATTGGTGTGCTTGACTATCAAAATAATCAGGAGTAATGGTATCACGTATTGTAAGGATAAATTTTTTATTCTTTAATAGTGAATTTAAAATTTTGACTTGAAATCCAAGTCCGTACTGAGATAACTTATTAAATGCAACCATATTTTGTTTTTTTATTTGTATGATGTAAGATACGAAAAAGTATTTGATAACCAAAATTCTACATTGGGGATTGAGTTACCTAAAAAATCTTCGTTATACATTCTTAAAAATTCTGTTCTATTGTATTTGTAAGGAGATGTTACTATTAATTCTTCAATTTCAGCAACTGCTTCTTCCGTCAATACTGGATTAGTTAAATCCATTAATTGCCTGTTGATATCTAATTGATGTTTAAAATTAACTATATTACCATACAGAGCATGTTCTCCAATTTTCTCTTCTGCTTTATCTATCATATACTTAAAAGTATATTTTTCTTCATTTACAAATTCAGGGAATAGTTTTAGGAGTTTCTTATGTCCTATACCTCTCACCCCAGGTAAATTATCAGAATCGTCTCCAGTTAATATTTTATAATTAAGATAATTAGCCGCAGATACTTTATATTCATCTAATATCATACGAGGATTATAGAATTTTTTCTTAACAGGAGAATAAACGGATACTCTATCATTTACTAATTGTAAAAAATCTTTATCAGCAGACATAATTACTACTTCACCGGGAAGATGAGTAGCTAAGTGTCCTATAATATCATCAGCCTCAATTTTATCAACTGCAATAAGATTAACAGGAAGTATCTGAAGGTAATTTACTAGCCTAATTATTTGGTTTTCAATCGATTCAGTTTCTTCTTCCTTATTATCAAATGTATCCCAATTAGTTACCTTAATAAGTTTTCTATTTGCTTTATACTCAGGATAAAGGTATTTTCTGTTTGTAGTACTACCTGCTCCTTCAAAGCATAAAATAACTCTTGTAGGTTTAATATGGTTAATTGCAAAACCTATTGATTTTAAAAAACCAGTAAGTCCTCCTATATGATGTCCCTGATAATTGAGGTGTTGTATCATTGTAAAACACCTTAAAAAGGTATTCATAGAATCTATCAGAAGCACCTTGCTGTTTAAATGCAAGGGCTCCTGTTTAGAATCTTTTATGTTGTCGAGTAGGGATTTAAAAAAATCTTTATTATTCATTTGTTTCAAGTGTAGTGGGTTCATTGTCAAATATGTCTCTGATATCTTCTTCTCCATCATTTTCTTCTACAATATCAAAGTCTTTTGTACCCAATACTTGAAGCCATTCAGCCGAGTGTGCTTTTTTATACTCGTCGACTGCTTTTTTATCATCTTCTATAAAACCATGAACTGTCATAATTGACGCTCCTTTACTAGTAACACCAGTAATATGGTTTTTATCACAACTGATTTTAGTTCGTTTAGCAAACTCTACATCTTTACCATTCTTAGTTGCTTTAATTTTATTAGTACCACTATTAGTAACATTACCAAAAGTAATAACTAATGAAGAATCAAAGAACATAGTGTCACCACCTTTATTTTTCATTTTAGGTTGTTCCATTGGTGAGTTAGGTTTTGCTACCCATATCTTATTAACAGCAACTAATGTATTAGTATAAGGCATATTTTCCTTACGTGACAATACTATTTGTTGATTAATAAAATTTCCAAATTGCTGAGACATAGCACCTGCGTTCCACTCATTGTTATTCTTTTGAGATTCTATACTTAATCTACATGGGATAGAACCCACGGAGTCCCAAAAGAAACATAAGTTATAAGGTAAAGCGCCTGTTTTCTGTTCATGCAACAAATCAGCAATAAATGAAGCTACATCTTCAATAGTATTTAAAGCACTTCTATCAGTATAGATAAAAAATCCTTTATAATCTACTATTTCACCTGTACTTTCATCCACTACAGGTTCAATTTCAAAACCCATTTGTTGAGCGTGATCCCAGTTCCATTTCATCTCAGTGATGATGAATACTGGTAATACTCCCATTTTTTGTGCTGCTACGGCCGCTTCAAGTAATGCTGTTGTTTTACCTGTATCCGAGTGACCACGTAACAAAGTTATGTGGCCCATCGGAATACCAGGAATAGACAAAGTATCTTGAAAAGCTTTGGATAAAGGAATCCATGATTGGGGTTTAAACTTAACCGGTTGAGATAAAAACTTTGCAGTCTTAAATTTCTCTAAATCAAAAGTACCTTTTATTGCTTTCGATACGGATGAAGTTAAACTTTCTTCTTTTTTTGTTTTTGCCATAAATGTTATTCTTCATCTTTAAATAAATCGTCGAATTCTTCTTCATCAAAATCTTTTTTCTTCTTAACATTTAACTGTAAACCAGTTGCTTGTTTTGAAGGTGCAGATTCTACCACTTCTTCTTCAGTGTTTTCTGAATCAGTTGGAGTTAACCATTCTTGAAGTGTTTTTTTCATTTCCTCGAACTCGTACTTTTTATATAAAGACATAACATCTGGTTGTTCAGCTAACCACGTTTTAATTTGGTCGTTGTTTTCACTTAATGAAGTAGTCTTAGTACGTACACGAATAGATGATTTGTTAAACTTAGTACCAGTAACTTCAGGTCCAACTGTATCAACGATAAAGTCACGACCATCCATAACATCAGTATAATCTCCGATATCTTCATCTTCGGCCATACTTAACAAATCTAAATACATTTCTTTACCAAATTCCCAAAGGCGAACACCCTTGTCTTCTTCTCCACGTACGATAACAGGAGCGAAGATACGTAATTTTGGTTCTAATTTTTTGGCCAATGACCAGTTTGCCTTATCACTTGTTTTGCGCAATTGAGCTGCAAATTCAACGATAGGGTCTTTTTCACCGAAGTTAGTTAAAGCAATCATCATCCTGTTTCCGATGTTGTAGTGAATGTACGCTTCACGGAACGGATTAGCTTTATCAAACTTAGACGGTACAATACGAATCGTAGTTTTACCTACGGTTGGACGCCAGAAATTTTTAGCGCGATCTTCCTTACCGGAATTTCCGCCTTTCGTCTTCTGTAGCGAATTGAGACGCGATTTGATTGTTTTTAAATCCATATAACTTGTTTTATGTTTTCGTAAATGTAAGATGGAAACTTGAGGTAACCAAATTTTTCTTATCTATTGTCTATATAAATCAAGACCTGACAATAGTACTCAATGAAATGTTCATTCCATAGGTCCCACTTAATATTAACTCCATCAACTGCGAATACTTGATAGTTGGGAAATTCTTTTAAGTATAAATCTCTAAATGCTCTAAAATTTGCTTTTTCTTCAGGTGTACATAAATGCCACTCACCAACAACTTTCTTTACGTTTTGTTTAATCCATGGAAGATTTTCCTGATTAAACACAGCATATTCACCTCCTTCACAATCGGTTTTTATAAAATCAATTTTATCAATATTATATTCCTCTAGGAATTTAGGAAATGTTGTACATAAAGCGACATTAGAATGGTCTTCTGTTATTCCAAATAAATCGAACTGACCTATTCCTTCTCGGTTAGATATTGCTTTATTAATAATAGTAACAGGACCATCTTTAGTATTGTTTTTTAATGTATCCCATTCAACGGGACTAGGTTCAAAACAATATACATGTTTAGGTTTTTTACCTAAAATTGAGTAAGTAAAGGGACCAATGCTAGCTCCAAAGTCAACTACAAGGTCTCCTTCTTCAACATCAAAAAACTTCTCATACATTTTGTCTTGAAAAATTTCTTGCGTTATAGCATCTTTATGCCATTGCGAATAATTTTTTGTAATGTCACCACTTGTTAAAGTGCGGTCACTGGGCTCATTCATCCACCCCCAGTCAAATGAAGATAAATCTAACATAACCTTGGTTTTATTTTATAAATTAATTATCTGATGTATTTTTGTATCTAACTTTTTAAAGTCATCACCACGTGTCAATAATATACAATTACGATAGTCATTCCAGTTAACCATGTATTTACTATCCATAATTCCTCCGTTTAAGGATTTAATTAAAGCGTTTAAAGCATTAATTGTATATAGGG